GCTATACAGGATCAATTGGATTCACAGGTAGCACAGGATATACTGGTAGTGCAGGATTTACAGGAAGTCAAGGTTACACAGGTAGTGTTGGATTTACTGGATCAATAGGATTCACAGGAAGCGCAGGATATACTGGTAGTACAGGCTACACAGGAAGCGTTGGATTTACTGGAAGCACAGGATTTACTGGATCAATTGGTTACACCGGATCGCGAGGATTTACTGGAAGCCAAGGCGACAAGGGCGGCCTACGTTACTACTTTGATAGCACAATCACAGCAGGCGCAGGCACAGCAGGTAGTTTACGTTTTAACAACGCGGCTATTGCATCGGTTACCAACTTGTATGTAAATGCAACAGACGTTAATAATACTGATTTAAGTGGCGCAATTAATACCTGGAGCGCAAGTACCAACGGTGTCAAGGGACAATTGGTTGTTCAAGAAAACTTAAATGGTTTAACTGCAACCAGTGTATGGAACGTTGTTGGAACAGTGGTCAATAATGCAACATATTTTACAGTTCCTGTAACTTATGTCAGCGGTATTGCACCAACCAACCTTGATCAGTTAATTGTACAATTTGTACGTGCTGGTGATATTGGCTATGTGGGCAGTAGAGGTTATACAGGAAGTCAAGGATATACAGGAAGTCAAGGATATACAGGAAGTCAAGGATATACAGGAAGTCTTGGCTACACAGGAAGTATTGGATTTACTGGAAGCACTGGATACACAGGAAGTCAAGGCGTACAAGGCTGGACAGGTAGCCAGGGCTATACAGGATCAATTGGATTTACTGGATCAATTGGTTTTACTGGTAGCTTGGGTTATACAGGATCAATCGGTTATACAGGTAGCCAGGGCTATACAGGATCAATTGGTTTTACTGGATCAATTGGTTTTACTGGTAGTTTAGGCTACACTGGAAGTATTGGATTTACAGGTAGTACAGGTTACACTGGTAGCATAGGATTCACAGGTAGTTTAGGTTATACTGGATCTCTTGGTTATACTGGCTCAATTGGATTTACAGGTAGTACAGGTTATACTGGTAGCGTAGGATTCACAGGTAGCCAAGGTAACAAGGGCGGAGTAAGATACTATTTTGATGCAACATCGCAAGCCGCAGGCGTTAGCTCGTTTGGAAGTGTACGATACAACAACGTTACTATTGGATCTGTTACTGCCATCTATATCAATAACGTTGACGTAAACAATGTTAGTTTCGCGGCATGGTGGGCATCTGTAACATCGGGTACCAATGCAATCAAAGGAAGATTGTTTATTACTAACAATTTCAATGCCAGTAGCGTTCAGGATGTGTTTGATGTAACTTCAGCATCCAACGCCGGCACTTACTATGTACTAAACGTAAACTATCTGTCAGGTGGAATGCCAGCAAGTAACGATCCCCTAGTACTACATTTTGACTCTACCGGTGATAGAGGTTACACAGGAAGTCAGGGTTACACAGGAAGTCAAGGCTACACAGGAAGTCAAGGCTACACTGGAAGTGTTGGATTTACTGGAAGTACAGGATATACAGGATCAATTGGATTTACTGGAAGTACAGGATATACAGGATCAATTGGATTTACAGGTAGTTTAGGTTACACCGGTTCGCAAGGATATACAGGATCAGCAGGTACAAACGGATTCACTGGAAGTGTTGGATTTACTGGAAGTGTTGGATTTACTGGTAGTCAGGGTTACACAGGAAGTGCAGGTACATTTAGTGGAACAACTAACCAACCAATTGTTACAACCAACAACACACAGGCAACCAATACACAAACAGGTGCCCTGATTGTCACAGGCGGCGCAGGTATTGGTGGCGACCTGTATGTTGGCGGTCAGATTGTTGCACAGAGACTTACAATTGAATATACCACAGTGACAACTACATTGGTTAAAACTGATGATATTATTCAAACAACCAATAACACACAATCAACTACGACACAAACTGGTGCCCTGATTGTTACTGGTGGAGCAGGTATCGGTGGTAACGTGAACATTGGTGGCAGTTTAAATGCTATTACCAAGTCTTTCGTGATCAATCACCCAACAAGACCTGGAAAATTACTACGTTATGGTAGCTTGGAAGGACCGGAAAATGGTGTATATGTACGAGGAAGATTGTTTAATACCAATGTTATTGATTTACCTGACTATTGGACTGCTTTGGTAGACCCAATGAGTATAACAGTGACACTGACTCCAATCGGCGCACCTGCTAATTTATATGTTGCTGATATCAGTAGTAATCAAGTTACCGTTGCAGGCGCAGATCCAATAGATTGTTACTTTACAGTATGGGCAGAACGTTGTGACGTTGAAAAACTAGGGGTAGAAATTGACAAGTAATTTTTCAATAAATACTCACAAGAGGAATTCTAAATGGCACTATCAGATCGTAACATAATTATTACCCCAAATATTGGGTCAGCGTCTACACCAAACATACGTTATATTGGTGCTGATGCAACTAATAGTGCAACTATTACTGTATCTGTAACCAATACTGCCACAGTTGGAACACTTACCTACGCTGGTGCTAACAGTTCAATTTTAACTGTATCAGATGGCAGTACAGCCGGCAGTGGTATTGTCACTGTAGCAGGTACCACAGATACAGGTAGTGCTACTCTAGGATCATTGCGTGTGGCTGGCGGTGTTGGCATTGCCAAAAGTTTATTTGTTGGTGGTAGTGGAACATTTACCAGCAACTTGACAGTGCTTGGAACGCTAAATGCCACTGTTAATACAACAACCAACGCGGCCAATGCCTATGGTGTGGTTGTACAAGATGTGTCAGCATTAGGAAATCAATATTTTCCAACCATGGTGCAGAACAATACTGGCAGTCAGCCCATGTACGATGCGGCGTTCCAGTTAAGTTTTTATCCTAACTCAGCACAGCTATTAGTTGGTAGTGTCAACGCCAGTGCATTCAGTCAGGTAACTGGTCTGTTTGCCGCACAGCGAAACAGAGACAGTGCCATACAGTTGGCCAATACTGGTACCAGTGCTTTAACCAACGCAGGCGGCGCAGTTATTATTGGTGCGGCCAATGCAACCGGCGCAAGTTTACAGTTTTATACCTATACTGGACAGATTGGCGCAGAAAGTGCTGGCGAAAAAATGCGTATTCATACCAACGGTTATGTTGGTGTTAATCAATCAAGTCCATTGGCAAGATTGCACATTGGCGGAAATACCAACAGTGCCGCTCAGGCAATTTTAACCACATACGGCGGTGACGGCAATTTCCAATTGGTGGCATTTAACGCCAACAACAGTGCCAACACCAGCGGATCAGAAATTGCTAGATTTGGTACAAGTTACGCACAGAGTAATAGTACAAACTTTGGTGCAGGATTTAGTTTCTTGCGTGGCGGTGGCGCCAACGACGGTGCTCTAGCAGTCATAACAAATAATACAGAAGCAATTCGTGTTACATCCGGTCAAAACGTAGGTGTTAATAATACAACACCTCAGACAAAATTAGACGTTGCATATGAAGCAGGTATTAATACAACTACTCCTGCTACTACACTATACAATATTCACTTAACACCAAGCGCAAGAACTGCTGGTAATGCAGTAGGTATTACATTTGGTGCTGATACCAGCAGTGGACAGAACGCACAGGCCGGTATCTACAGTCAGTTCAGTGGCAGTTATGGCACAAGAATGTACATTGCAACCACTGACAGTTATGCATCGGGTGCAAAGACTAGAATAACAATTTTAGAAACTGGTCTTGTGGCCATTGGTACTGTTATAACAGGTGCACCGACTGGTACAACAATGGGCACAGGTCTAGTAGTCAACGGTAACCAAGGTGCAAGTACTTCGTCAATGGTGTTACAACGTGGTGGCAGTAACGGTCTAGCATTCAACATTGGATCAAATACCACAGGTGATGCATTGGTCTACGACTGGGCAGGTGGCGCATGGAACATTAACCTTAACTTGGCCTATGGCAAGTTAATGGTTGGATCAGCAAGTACACCACAGGCAAGATTCAGCGTAGCCAGCGCAACAGGTACAGCAAGTTCTGTTGGTGCATGGGCAGGTGCTCACTCGACATTTGGTCCAAACGTAAACAGCCAAACAGGTGCGGCACTTGGTTTGGCATATAACACCACAACTGATCAAGCTGAAATATTATCTCTTGCACCGAGCGTGGCCTGGAAGCCACTAAACATATTCAGTACTGATTTAATTCTAAGCTCCAACACAGCTAGCGAAATTGCCAGATTTAATGGCACAGGATTACAATTTGTAAGCGGTCAAACTCTATTAAAGTTCTCGAGCCTAACTGGCAGTACAGCGGCAGACGGTATCACTTGGTATAGTCCTAGTCCACAAACTTACGGAATTTATAAAACCGCAGGTGCTTGGGGATCTGGTCCTAATTATCAACAGTTGCAAGTCAAATGGGATACCGGTATCATCATTGACGGCAGCAACGGACAGAATTACGGTCTTAGTGGATTGATGTTACAGCCCAACGGTGGTAACGTCAGCATTGGTTTACAAACCAAGGCCATGTCAAGACTAACAGTTTATAAAACTGGTACCAACACATTCTCAACAGCAGATGCAAGCTCAACAGCTCACTTGACCTTGGCAGGAACAGACAGCTTAGTTCGTTTGCAATTTGGTACAATGAATGCCTCGCCATTTGCCGGCTGGATCCAGGCCAACTATGACAACGGCGGCGGAGCCAACGGAGTTGAACCATTATTATTAAACCCAGGTGGCGGCAACGTACAAGTAGGTATCACTGCTGACCAAGGTTACAAGTTATATGTGAGCGGTACTGCAAAAGTATCGGGTAACTTCTATGCTCCTATCTTCTACGATAGTGATAACACCGCATACTATAGTGATCCAGCCAGCACAAGTAATTTAAACATTGTGATTGCCGCCAATCAAATTGGTGCCAGCACAAACTATGCTACAAGTCAAGGCTGGACAGTAAGCTCAGGCGATCAAACAGGTTACTTCGGGGGTAACTTTACCCTGAACGGTAGTTCTGCTGAAAACGTAATGGCCTACGGTACTGATCCGTTTGGACGTAGAAGCCTACTATGGGGTGCTCGCAACAACGATGCCGCCAGCAACGATGACGGTGGTTGGAACAAGACCATGAGCCAGGGTATAAGTTATACCAAGAGCTACATGAGTGTTGTTTATGTTCGCCGCAACGGTACTACCACAGACGGTACATTCTATCATGGATGCGATGGTGGCAACACTTTAAACCTAGATAATAGTGCCAACGGTAACCCGTACTTTGGACCCATCGGTATTGGCAGCTTGCCACAAGATGTGTGGTGTGTCAGTATCGGTATCATACATGCCTATGGCGACGGGTTGACTTCAAGTACCGCAGGTGCTGGACTGTATCGCTTAGATACTGGACAAAAAATCACCACTTATACCGACTACAAGATGGCCAACGGTGCCACACAGCAGGTACACAGAGTTTACCTGTACTATTCTACCACTGCATCTGCCAGCTTGGACTGGTGGGGTACAGGTTTCTGGGAAATCAACGGCAACGAACCCAGCATTGATAGCTTGGTTGGTAACGTTAATACCGGCTGGACACGCAACGCTTATGCACCTTATTACTTTGATAGTGCAAATACTGGTTTTTACACACAACCGTCGGCTACTAGTCTTTTATATAGATTGAGACTGACCAATAATGGCAGTGATCCGTTTATTCAAATTGGCGAAGACAATACTGGTAGATCGTATTTTGATGGTACTACACGAGCTGGACTATTGATTAACAATCAATATCCTCATATTGATATAAATGCCACAGGCGCAAACGGCAATACCACACATGGCGGCACCCTATCGTTTACAGGTACACTAGGCGGCGGCTTTAGACGCTGGGTCATGGGTGCTGCCAACACAAGCCCTGCTGAGTTGAGCTTTGGATACTATGATAATCAGACCAACCCGCACTATGGTGTAGGTATTGGCTGGAGTTATCCAGCCATGATGTGGTTGGATACCGGCGGAAGTTTATTTTCTACAGGTTCGATGCGTAGTCCTATCTTCTACGACAAAGATAATACCAGTTATTTTGCAGATCCTGCAGGTCGTAGTAGATTCTCAACACTGGACTTTGGTAACGGCAGTTACTATGTGGGTGCCGGCGATTGGGGCATGCGTAACACTACCCCATACGGTTGGATACAGATGGGACCGGCCAACACCGGACATGCACACATCTACACTGATCGATCAAACTTCTATTTCAACGTGTACGACCTTTATACCAACGGTCGTTGGGTAATGACAGAAGACTACACGCAGAGCGGTAAGTATCACGGAAGTGATGGTAGTATTCGTGCCAATATCTTCTATGATCAAGCAGATACTACTTACTATGCTGACCTTAACAGCACATCTAATATGTATAGAGTTATTGCATATCAAGGTGCCAAATACAATACATCAGATTGGGCAGATGGATTCCGTAATACCCCGGCATTTTCTAGAACTTTCCACGGTGATATTTCATCCGGTGGTCCAAAAGGTACTTGGTGGTTCTATGACAGTATGCGTCACAGCAATGCTAGCGGCTACTGGGGTACACAGATTGCTTATGGGTGGGAAGATAATGCCAATGAATTATATCAACGTAATATTACCAACAACAGTTTTAGCGGTTGGGTAAAATATTGGAACTCAGGTCATCAGATACAGTCCACTATTTTCTACGATGCCAACAATACTGCGTATTATGTTGATCCAAACGGAACATCACAATTACAAATTGTTTATGGTACTGATTTTTATATAACTGGATGGTTTAGAAACACAGGCGGAGCACAAGGTCTTTATAACCAAACCTATGCTAACCACTGGTACTCTGACAGCAGTAACTATTACAACGTTGCACCGTCAGTTGGTGTAGGCTCGGGTATTGGTATAAGAATTCGTGACGGATATGCCGGTGGTATTAAGGCTTATTTCTATGCTGACAACAGCGGATCTGGATTGCTAGACAGTAGTGGTAGCTGGAAATTACGTATGGAATACGGTAATGCCAACATGGAGTTGTACAACATTACCTATCTAAATGATGCACGAGCATACATCTACTACGATAGAAACGATACTGGTTACTACGCTGACTACAACGGCGCCTACAGTATCAACTGGCAAGGTGTAACAACCTACAGTAAAATGCGTATAGGATTGTCGGCAAAACACAATACCGCAAGAAACGACTATACTGGTGACAGTAACTACTGGATAGGATCGTACGGTTGGGGCACCACAGACTTTAATACTCAGTTTATGTGGGGTTCGGGATTTTATGACTCTTGGTCAAATCCAGGTAACCAGCCATCAGGAACCAGCCACTGGGAAACAATCCAAGCCATGCACTACAACAACGGATCAACTGGGTACGGCTGGCAAATGACCAACGGTGCTGGATCACCTGACCTAACTTATATTCGTGGTGTCTGGGGTGGAGGTTTTACATCTTGGTATAAAGTAGCCCTATACGAAAATAATAGCAATGCCGCTCGAGCTTTCTATGCCAGCATCTATTATGATTCAGACAACACCGGTTATTATTGTAATCCAGCCGGTTCAACACCGTTCAACTTTTTGGCCAATGGTCGTGTAACATTAACAGCAGACGATTCGGGATTCCATGCTATCAATCCAGAAGGTAACGGCCAGAACGTTCGTCTTGGTGCCGCTTGGGGTCGTCCAGGTGTTTACAACGGCGGCTACTTGATGTTGGGCTCAGAAAGCTACATTGAATTTGTAACCGGCAACGTGCAAAGAGCCTATGTTGACAGTAGCAACAACTTGATATCCAACGGTAGCGTTCGCGGAACTATTTTCTACGATCAAAACAACACAGGATATTACCTAGACCCTAATGGTAGCAGTAACTGGCTTGCGCAGACAACCAGTGTTATCTACTTTCAAGGGGTTGGCGGCGATTCCGGAGTAGGTAATCAAGGATACGCTATCTATCAAATCAACGGCGGCTGGGGTTATCCGTATCCTGACTTGGGTATTGGCTATCATACAGGTATTCGTATTGGTGCTTACTACGGTTATAATGGAACACGTTTCTACAACAACCACGATTGGGGCACACAGATTGGTAGTTTTGGCGACGGCGACAATAACCTACGCAGTTACTATGACATTATCGCCTATGCATCAGACCGTAGATTGAAAGAAAATATCCGCCCTATCGAAAATGCAGTGGCTAAAGTACGCTCTATTACTGGTATGGTTTTTGACTGGAAAGACATGGTGCGAGACCTAGGTTTTGAGCCAAATGCCAAAACCGAAGTTGGTGTTTTTGCTCAAGACGTCGAGGCAGTTTTACCAGAAGCAGTAACAGTTGCACCGTTTGACTACGACTGGAAAAAGCCCGGCCAAAGTATATCAGGTGAAAGATACTTAACTGTTAAATATGAGAAACTAGTTCCGCTGTTGATACAGGCTATTAAAGAACAGCAGGATCAAATAGATGAACTAACCGATTTAATTAAAGGATTAACCGATGCCAACTTATGAAGTAATCTGTGCTCCAGTTAAAGCACCAGATCAAGATGAAACACACTATATTGACGCTGAAGATCCGTCACACATGCTGACAGAAAATCACGAATTTCGCCCAGGCACTTTTGTTAAATCCTGGCGAGAAGTTCCGTCTAGTGAGCAATAAATACTATAAATAAGAGTTCAGGAGATACAAATGGCAATAACATATACATGGAAACTAACCAGCTTTAAAAAAGTAACAAAAGCTGGTCTCACAGATGTGGTTTTTCAAACCTATTGGGAAAAAGAAGGCACTGACGAATTTGGAAATAAAGGTAAATTTGTTGGAGCAACACCGTTTGATCTAGCTAAAATTGATCCAGAAAATTTTACTCCGTACGAATCTCTTACTGAAGAAATCGTGTTAGGTTGGATCAAGAGTGTGGTTGTTGGCAGTTATGCAAAACATGTTGATGAGCAAATTATCAAAGCAATTGACGCTATTGCACATCCTGTTACTGACCATAGCGAGCACCTAAACACATTCCCTTGGTCTACTGGAACCGTTTATGTCCCTCCTGCACCAGACGGCAATCCGACTCCGGAAGAAATTGCGGCAGCCCAAAATTCAGCACCGGTTTAATCCTAGATATAAATATCATTAACACTGTCTATAATAGGAGATCAGCGTGAACGAACAAAAACAAACAGTTACCTTGAAATTAGAAATTGCACAACTTAATACTGTATTAGGTGGCTTAGCAAAATTACCAATCGAAGTTGGTATTGAAACTTTTACAGAAGTACAACGTCAAGCACAAGCGCAGTTGGGTGATCCAACTTCCAGTGCAATACCGGCAAGTTCTTTGGGACAAAAACTAAATTAATTCTAGAAGAAGTTCTAGTTTAGTTTTAATAGTTTTATTATTAACGGTATTTTTAACACCTTGGTGTAGTGGTTTGGGCCACTGCTCAAAACTGCACCAAGCGTAGCCTGTGTGTTCTTCATTTAGCGTAGGAACAAATTCTTTTTCAACCAACAATACATACGTGTTATAATGAAAGTGGTGATCATTGCTGGTAAACAGCTCTAAGGGAATTACTTTTTTGATAGCAGGTGTCTTTCCTACTTCTTCAGAAATTTCTCTAGTCAGTGCATCATAAGGTGTCTGATCGCCTGGCTCTAATTTTCCACCAACTAATCCCCATGTTCCTGCAGTCTTGCCCTGCCCACGCATGAGCAATAAAAACCTGCCGGTGTCCTTGGCCAAAAACAAGCCACCGCTACATACAATTTGATTTAAAGAATTATTCGCCATGCGCCCTGATCATAAACACCTTCAAAACTCTTGGTCCAAGCGCCGTCTTGCCACTTGTACTGTATGCCGGTGTATATGTTAGTTATGTATGTGAGATCTGCGACTGTCTGAGAATCGAAAATCTTTGACCAGAAATAACCGTCCCATACAATAATGTCATTGGCATGTGCTGTAAAATCGCTACCGTCGGAATTTCTCCATGCTTCTACCCCAACAAATCCTTCATTACCAAATCCGGGATTTATATCTTCAAGGATAAGATATCTAATACCCATGGGCGCCGGTAATGGATTAAATGTTTGAGGATTAATAATTGCGTTAATAGTGCCTAGTGTGTCTAACAAAATACTGTTAGATGGTACCGTATCTTGATCAATGTTTAACACCATCTTTGAATCGTCAGTTGGATCCAAGCTGATGTAAGCAACAATTTCATTTCCGTCAGGTTTTTGTAGTCTTAGTTGACTAAGTCCTGCACGAAATTGTCCAGGATACAGATCTAATAATTCTTGCCAGTTAAATTTATTTTGCACAGCAGAAATATTGAGGTATTTAGATTGGTTTTCGTTTTGCATCAAAGTTGCAACATTGTTCAACACCAACAAATCAAATCCTAACGGAGTTACCACTGTACGAGAAATAGCCTCGCCAAAATCATACATGGTTTCTACTTGATTAAATTCTGTTTCTACGCTACCTGTTGGCACAGCATATATGTTGGCAATAACTTTGGTTACAATTCCTAACTTTTTAACCTTGGCAGGCGGAGTGATCCATATA